TCAATGCTGCCCGGTGCCGCCATTGTGACGCGGAGAGCGTCGCCGAGGTCCCCAGCACCCTCGGCGCGGGTATCCCACCACGCCCGGCGAGCGTAGCCCGTCGCGGGTATCTCGGTCTCTTTCCGCAGCCACCACCGGACCACATCGGCACCCGCGACCCGTTCAACGAGCGCCGCGAGAGCTGTGCGACCTCCACCCGACCGGATGAGACGAAACCGGAGCCGCTCGGGGTAGTCCCGCGGCGATGCGTAGCGGGAGACACCCGCCGCGGTCTTGACATCCGGGGTCGGGATTGCCAGCCATTGCCGATTGACCGGCCGAATGATGGCGCCCTGGTCCTGTGCTCGTGCGTACCGCAGATTCTCTCCGCCGGTCCTACCCCCTGCGGAGAGGGTAGCGGCGAGCGGTACGCCCTGAATGGTGCGCCCAAATAGAGACGCCTGCCCGGCCGCGTCGACAGTCGCGACGGTCTTACCCCCCTGCACTACCCGGCCGGCGATAGAGCGCCGGAGAGAGCCCGTACGGGACCGTGGAGAGCGTGTGGCGTTGTCGACTGCTCGGGATTGCATCCGCAGCGCGAGAGCAGCCGCGCGCCGTTGCAGCACCCGAGCGAGGCGAGGCCCCGCCGAGGCTACCCGCTCCTCCCATTCCGCGACGGTGAGCCGTTCCACTACGGCACCGACAGCCGGTAGTCTGCGAGCATTTCCCGCACCTCCGGCAAAAGCGAGAGCGGCGCGACAGACCGCGACCCGCTGCGCGTGCTGGTCGAGGTGGAACCGGCCGCGGATGTGTTGCCGATTTGGTGGATGGCCTGGGTGATGGCGGCCTCGGTTAGAACCGGATGGGATGCGACCACATACCCGGCGGAGACGACCACCTTGTTCGCGCGGTGCGTCCGGCCCCATGATGCGGTTGCGTCGTCGAGGAGCTCCACCCGACGGCCTACGGCGACGTATTCCGACGCGCCGAGGAGGGTATCCCCAGCGTAGTCCTGCGCCGGGTCGATGTGCACCGACGTTACCGACAGAATCGGAGGCGCGGGAATGATGGCGGTCTGCGCGTCCTCGCCTGTCCCGAGGTCGTAGCGCCCTGGAAAGGTCGTGTAGGTAGCAGCCTCCATCGTTTGCGCGCCGGTGTCCGGTACCGGATGCCCACAGTAGCGCGCAAACGCGCTATCGATGCGCGTCAGTAGCGCGTTGATGGTCGTATCGTCGGCGCTGGAGAGGCCCGGTGCGAGCTCGCGGACCTGCGCTGCGGTTGCGAGGGCCATACCCTACCCCTCTGCGATAAGACGCGCGCGGGCGTCAATTGCCTCGACCACAGACGGCCGATGCTGCCCCCGGATTTCAGCCCACCGGAGACCGGCGAGCGAGTCATCGAGCGCACCGGAGGCGATGCGCTCGACAACAGACCGGACCGACGCCCCCAGCTCCCGAGCGGGAACCGGAGGCGCGGGGAGAGTTCCCCGAATGGCCCGGTCAAGAATCATCAGTCAGCCCGCACACGCTCAAGCGTGATGCAGACTGTACCCGCGATAGCTACACCGGTGCCCGGTTTCGTGATGGCGCATTTGACCGCGCCGCCGTCCGCAACCAGATTGGAGCCCGCGCCGGAGAGGGTCGCTGAGGCTACCCCACCGTCCGCAATGTCTCCGGTGCCGCCGGTCGTGGTAGACATCGTGGCAACAGAGGTTCCGGCCACGGTCACGGTAAAGGTGGCGTAGTTGGAATCGTTGGCGGTCACAGAACCATCGGCGACAAAATCCACGGCGGACACTTTGGCCTTGCCGCCGAGGCGGTTGACGCAAAACATGTCGGAAGCGGTGCCAGCGGTTGCAGCGGCCACCGGCACATACAGCGCCGCGGTGTGTTGGTCGTTTTGGATGCTCATGGGGTAGCCCTCACTTGGTCATGTTGTAGGCGTAGCGAACGGCGGCGTCGGTGCTCTTGGACATGTCCTTGAATCCGACGCGCTGGCGGGCCCGCATGTAGGTACCGGCAACCGTGATGTCGTTTTGCAGACTCACGGTAGCGCCGGCGCGAAGGACGCGGCGGAACATCCGACGATTGAGCACGACATAGCCGGTCTTCGTGGTCGTGGCGTTGTCGTAGAGGCCGGATGCGTTGAGGTCAGCGGGCATAGCATCGGTCATGATGACCGGATGGCCTGCGATGCGCGCGACTTCGCCAGTGGCGATAGGTGCGGCGGCTGCGCCATAGTCGGAGGCCGCTACAATCCCCGTCAAGCCCACAAAGTTCTTGAGGTACCCCTCGGGGCTCGTGATGATGGGCATATCGCCCGGCACCGACCGCGGACCGCCGACGGCGTTGATGTCGCTGAACAGGGTCGACAGACTGTGAGTGCTCCGGTCGATGCCGTTGGTGTCGTCGAGGGCGATAGCGCGCAGACCCATAAAGGTCTTGCGATAGTCGATGCTTCCGGCGTCAATGGCGCCGAAATACCCGCGGAGGTCCCAGTTTGCGAGGTCGTCCTGGTGGGTTGCTGCGGTGTCACCGTTGAGGATGGTCAACCGGAGGCCCATCGCCAAGCTGCGGCTGATGCTCTCACGAATGAACGGGAAAGCGGCGACAATGCTGTCGGACGCGGCGTCCTCGTGAATCAGGACCATCGTGTACATAGGCGACGCGGTGAGCGTGATTTTGTTCGTTCCGACGGTGCTCTTGGCGAGTGCGGCGGGGTTGTCACCGGATGCGCCGCCGCCCTTGTAGGGGACCGGATACGCGGTACCGACGGGGAGCTCAACCGATTCCGACGGGATGGTGATTTGGTCGAACAGACCGATGAGGCCATCGGGGTCGTATTCTTCGACCTGCCACATCGGAGAGGCGAGCAACGGGGTGGGGATGAACTCGCCGCCGCTACCGGATTGGTCATCCCATGCCCGGCGGATGGCGGATGGCATCCGGGACCATGCGCGCTGAACCTTGTTCCATGCGCTGCGCTCCTTCCGGATGACATCGGCGCGGTAGCCCTGGCCGCGGTGGTCGAAAGCGTCGCGACCGTGGCGAGCGACGGCGACCACATACAGGCTCTCGCACGCCTCAATCAGATTCCGATGTGCGTCGTTCACGGGGCGAGAGGCGAGGAGCCCATCCGCGTCGGAGCGGAACAACGCCGGGTCGTCGGATTCGTGACCGCGGAGGAATACCTTGCCGTCGGTGTCAATGAACCGTTGCACGAGCTCGCGGTCAGACCCGCCGACGGTTGCCAGCGGGTCAGCGGCGCGCGCCTTGCTCTCGGCGAGCTCCTGCCGGACAGTGCGGAGGTCATCGGCCATGCGGGCGATTTGTTCCGATTGCTCGGAAGCGGTACGGGCGCCCACCTCGACCTTTTCGGCGAGGTGCTGGGCCTTCTTGGCGGTTTCAGCGGCGAAAGCCTGCCATTCTTGCTGTGTCTGGGGCATGTCTGCTCCGTTGTGGTGAAATGCCCAGCATGGGCGGTGCTCATGTCATAGCACGAAACATGAGCGGGTGAACATGTCAACTCCAAGGGAACCGAGGAGCGCCGACCGCGGCCGGGGTGTAGGGTAGGCCCGTCTCTCGGGTCTGCCGGATGACCGACCGCGCGACCTGCTCCGCGCCCGCAGACCGGGCGAGAGCCGCGCGGGGATTCATGGGCATGGGTGTGACGCTACATTCCATGAGCCGCGGACGGACGTACACGGCGCCGCGGCTGGCATAGCGCGGGTCATCCTCGGCGAGAGACGCGCGGGCGATGACAGCGGCCGGGCGGAATCCTACCGAGACCGTGCGGAGCACACCTTGAGCGAGGAGGGCCGCGACTGTCACCGACAAGGGGTAGCTCTCGACCGGGGTGGGGATGAGGTCACCGCGCAAGGTCATCCCGTCTGAGCTCACATTCTCCCACCGGCCGATGGGCGGCGCGGAATAGTCGTGATTGTACGGGGCCACGGGGTTTTCGCGAAACTCCGACATGTCCCACGACTGTTCCACGATGTCATCCGCGCGGTCCGAGCCCGCATCCGACATCACGAAACGGTACCGGGCGGGCATCCCGTCGGGCTGCTCCTCGTCGGTGTCCTCGTCGCCGTCCATCACCCGCAAAACAGACCGGTAGGAAAGCGCGAGAGGTGACGCGCCAACAGAACCGGCGAGCCGTTGCACAATGTCCGCATCAAGGAGCTGGTCGAGATGAGACGCGGAGCCGCGTGCGATTGCGTGCACGTCTTCGGTTGTGCCGTCGACAGCTTCGGCCATGCGGGACACAAGCGCCGGCGCGTAGCCGGCGCGCGTTGCTGCGCCAATCCACCCGCGGACGACATCGGAGGGCGTGGAGGTGATTACAATCGGTGAAAACATGCGGCTACCCTTGAATCTGGACCGGTCGCACGACGCACCGGCAGTTGATGTCCTCAGACGGTACAAAAAACAAACCGGGTCCAAGCCCTGCGGCGCCTGATTCACTGTCGAAGGGCTCGCCCGGTTGTCGGAGCTGTCCGTCCAGCTCCACATGAGTAGGCCGGACCGCGTCGTCTCGGCTGCTCACCCACTCGCGCATGAATGTAACCCCGAGGTCTGCGGCCTGTCCGAACGCCATTTCCTGCCCCTCGGAGACCGTGCGCGCGGTTTCCGTGCGCGCGATGGTCAGCGCGCGCGCCGGGCTGAATCCGTGGTCGAGCATGATGGCCCGTTGAAGGTCCGAGACCGTCGCACCCTCGGCGAGAGCCGACCGCACGAGCACCGCCACGCGGTCTCGGGTCACCTGCTGCACCTGGGTAATCATCTGCGCGATGATTTGCTGCGACGGGTCGAGGGTCGGGTCAAATCGCACCTCGTCGATGAGGCGCCGGGCTACGATGGCGTAGGACCGCCGGACGCCTCGCTCTACCGTCTCCGGGTCGAATGATTCCCGCACGATGGCGAGCTCGACATCATCCATAAGGATTGCGCGGAGCTCCTCGTCGCTCACATTGCGGCGGATGCTCCGCCTACCCGAGAGCACCCGGCCCGCGCGGTCGGCGTAGCGTTTGGCCTGCTCGGGGAAAATCCCGCCGCGGCCCCTCCGCCATTCTGCCCGGATTTGCCGCTCTGTCGGCCGCTGTACCGCGTCAAGCCATCCCCGCCAATAGACGTCCCGCGGCGCGTCTGGACGGACTGCTACGGCCCGCAGAACGGGCCCGCAGACCTCGACCGCAGAACGGCGCCGCGGCTTATCTGCGGCCTCCAGCTGGCGTCGTTTGCCACGACTCCAGGCGTGGCCAGCATCCCCGCCCCACAAATCCCACGCAATCCGCAGATTACTCGGGGGGCGGTCGCCGCCGAGGCTCCAGGCGTCGGTGCCTTTCTGCCGGTTCGCTTCCCCGCTGAACCGCTCGAAAAAGGCGTACATGTCGCGGATGTTGTCGGGGTGGATGCGTACACCCTTGACAATCCGCCGCGCCATTTCGTAACCCTTCCGGGTGCCGCCTCGCTTGTACTTCCGGCGGAGCTCCA